TTTCATACTGTTTCTTTATGTTTCTGCTGCTCGTCTACACTCTTCTGATAATTGTTCATCAAGATTGTCTAAATCAAACTCCCCAGCAGTTTCACCACCTGCTAATTTGTTATCAAAATATATTTCTATTTGCTCAAGAGAGTCTCTTGCGGAAGCCATGTCTCCCTTGTCCAATTGCTGAAGTGCCATTTTGAGAATGGCATACGCCTCTTCTGAAGATGGTGGAGTAAACTGCTCCTTTACTATGTTGGTGATTTCTTCTTGAATAATTTGTTTTAACGTTTCTTTAGAGAATTTCATTTTATCTTCCTTGTTTAAATGCGGGCGCAACCCGCACGAGTATGCAACCTGCTTTACAACGCCTCGCTGGACGAAGCATTCGTTTTTTTGATGTCCAAATACTGTTAACCATTGTTGCTCCTTATGTTTATACCGGAATCTCCAAAGACCATATTAAGCACATATGAGGTTCCTGAACTCAAACACCCTAACAAAAATGCTGTAGCGGGCGAATAATCAAATATAAATAGTTCTGTGTAGTTATTGATTACCCACAAAAATATGCCAACCCAAAAGCCAATACACATAGGGCAATGGAAGAAGTGATATTTTGGCCTAATTGAATCAAAAATAGATCCATAGACCAAGATTTGGGTCATACCAAAGGCGCAAAGAATAAAGTACAAAAGTTCCATTAATAACTGAAATATCCGCTTAAGTAATTGCGAACATAATATGGGGTAATAGAGCCTTTCTTTGGCTCTTCTGGTACTTCTCCAAGCTCTGTAGAGTCCTCTGCTGTTGGGTCAAGATATTCCTCTTCCAGCTCGTCCTCATAATCTTTTTCCATTTGCATATATACCATTTCTTCTTTCATAAAATTTTTAGTAGAAAGAAGAACAACATGCAAAGGGTTTGTTTCTTCATTTGCAGATTTTGGATAAGTTGCCTGCATACTTCCAAAAACATTTCCTGCTTGAATCGAATCTCTTAAAATAACACCATCGCTTGATAGTTTTGAAAAAAATGCATTTTGTGTTTCGTAAGCGTCTTCGTTTAAATTTTGTTTTGGATAAGTGATAACTGTACGTTTTTTAGGATCAATAATGATATCAACATGAAGATGATCCATAATCATAATATTGCCATCAAGAGTTTTTCTTGCTTCAAGGGCAATTTTAATAGCGTTAGGATCTATAATGCTTATCTTAATCGACATCTTTTTGAATCTCTTTTATTAATGATTGAATAGAGATAACTTTTGTAAGCATCTCTTCATCAGGGGATTGTGATGCAAATCCATTCAAGATTTCTGATACTTGTAAGAGTTTCTCCTTCAACATTTCATCTTCTTGAATAATCTTATTAGAAGAGCATTGTTGAACCTCTTCTTTTAGTCTTCCAATTTCTTGGTCAAGGTGAATTTTAAGTTCTAAGCCGTTATCCTTAAATGAAGAAATATATTTTTCTAATAGAGTTTTTTGCTCTTCAAGAAGAGAATCAGAGTACTGCTCGTTAAACTTTTGAGTAAAAATTTTGTAAGTCAAAGAATCAATTGGGAGCATTTCTTTCTTTTCTTCTTGCGCTTTTGACATTGTTCTGACGATTTCTTGTTCCAAAAGAACTCTTGATTTAATTGGTACAGAGGTGTTAAAAATTTGAGATACCGAAGCTAGATCTTTATAATTGGGAATAAAGTTGGAAAAAAAACTTATTGGAAGAGATTTGTTAATTTTGTTGATAACTTTGTTCTGCTCATTAAAGAGTTGCTTTGTGTTAATAACAGACTTTTGTTTTTTTGCTTCTTCTAGTATTTTTTCAGCAGTGATTTGTGTGACATCTTTTGTGTCTGTGATCGCCTGATAGATTCTTAAATCGTCTAGCAGTGCGCTATCTTTTTTAAAATGCTCTTTAATAATACTTTTAATATTTGATTGTGAATTTTTGTCGTTACTTAGAACTGCCTTTGTTAATTCAACAACAAGACATTCGTAAATAAAAGCGGTATTTCTTTTCTTATTGTGTTTAAACTTTGTCATTATTGTTATCCTTCTTATTTAATACTTCTATGATTTGGTTAATCTCTTCGTTATTTTTAAGTATAGAGTTCTCCTCTGCAATATAAGTAGTTTCTTTCTGCTCATAAATGCCTTTTGCTAGAGATGAGAGATCGGATAGGCCCGGAAAAACATTTCTTTGAGTGTTTTTTCCTTTCTCGCGAGCCATCTGACCGTTCATGTTTTGTTGTCGTTTATTCTTACGACCATCGTAATTTACACGAGTGTATTTTTTGCCTTTTGATTTTGGAGTAAGATATGGCTGATTTCTACTGCCAGGGGTTGATAATAGAACTGAATCATCATCTGCTGCTGCGTCATCACCTTCAGCGCCTCCAAGATCTGCTTCACCACCTTCTAAGTCGTCTCCACCTTCTAAGTCGTCTCCTTCTTCTCCAGTGAGATCATCGCCACCTGCCCCCACGTCTCCACCACCGGCAGCAGCTTCAGCAGAGGCAGTTGCAACTGCTTCAAGTGAAGCATCAAGCTTTCTATCAAAAAACATTTCTCTTTGGTTGCGAATAATTTCATCGTCTGCCATTCCAAAAATATTTTTAGATACCCAAGCACGACTGAAATAACCCTCAGTCGCTGCTGTAGCAATATCAAATTTAGTTCTCCAATGTTCAAGCTCTTGAAGTTCTGCTATTTTAGATGGTTGATTTAAACTTAATTTAAAAGATAATAGGTCTTTTCCACGAAAACCAAGAGTGTAAAGATGAATAACAGTAATTTTTTCTAACTCTGATATAATATTTCTTTGTAATCTTGTGATAGTTCTTGCAAAGCGGATATCTTTCTGGGCCAGAGTTGTTTTATCTTCTGCGCCCTCTTCGCCTTGTGTAAGATAAGATGCGGGAATTTTAAGAGCGGAAAATAGTTTATCACGCAAATACTTTACATCATCAATATCCCCTGTGTATGTTCCGCCTGGAAGTGATTCAATTCTTGTGCCTGCTTGTCCACCACGAACAGGTATAAAGTAGTCTTCATCAGTAGACATGGGATTGTAGCGCAAATCAACTCTACCTGTATCTGAATCGATAACTTGGTTTCTTTTCATTTGTGTGACAATTCTTTGCATGTGTTGCTCTACATCAGTTTCGGGGATGCCACCAACATCAATATAAAAAACTCTTCGTTCAGGTGAACGTACAACACGATAAGCCATCATCGCATCCTCTAAAAGAGTTAGTTGTCTCCAAATACGACGAGCAGGCTCTAAAACAGATGTTCCATAAGGAGCGAATTTATCATTACCAAGAATTCTAAAATGAGCGATTTGCCAGTTTTCAAATGTTAGACCGCCACTGTTCCACTGAAATTGGACGTAATCTGGATTTGTTTTATCTTCCCCCTCTAGTCTTTCAAGTTCTTGGGGCGGTAATCCTATAATTGATTTAATTCCGATATCTTCGTCAATGTCTAAGTAAAGAAAGTAGTCTCCATATTTACACATTGTTCGTGCCCAGCCATAAAGATTAAACTCGATATTTAATACGCTATAAAAAAGTGTATGAATGATTGATTTGATTTCTTCATTAGGGCAAGCGATTGTAAGCATTTGCTGAAGTGGGGAAGAAGTAGTCATCTCATCTGCATAGATATCAAGTGCAGAAGCAATCTCTGGTGTGTATTCCATTTGATCAAAATCAACATATCTTTCTGATCTTGAAATGCTAGCGAGTGATTTTGAATAAACGTTATCAAAGGGACTGTAGGCTGTTTTCTTAAAGCTTAAACCTGCCGGGGATGTAAATTTATATTTATCAAGTTGCCAACGCTTAAGTTGTCTTGGGTTTTGTCTTTGATATCTTGTGATTGGTCCCGATAGAAACTTTGTTAAAGCTCTAAAAAGAGGAGAATCGTTATTTTTTGGATTGTTGCCTTGTTCACTCATTTTGTTTATCCTTTTATTAGCCAGCCGTAGTTCTTATAATTATCTCTTGCTTCTTTGATTTTATCACTTTTTTCTTCGTTTTTGTAGCCATGCATACCAGGAATTGTCGTATTTAAAGAAGTTTTTGTAAAAATCATAGAATTCAAGAATGTCTTTTTATAATTAACATCTCGCAAATTTTCTTGCAAAACAGTGCTTCTTATCCAACACCCAATAGCAAGAGACATTACAAGGTCATCGTTGTAGCCTCTTTGGGCTTCTGGTCTTCCGTTTCTCCAAACAAATGTCTTGAGTTCTTTATAAGAACGTTCAGAATTTAAGACAATTATATCGTTTCTTATGAACTCCTCTAGTTTTGCTATTACCAGAGGTCTTGTTTTTTGTGATGTAGTAAAGCCCGCAACTGAATTAGATACATAATCCGCTTCATAATGTTCAACAAATTCATGACTACCTTTTGTTGAATAATAAATATTTGGATATTTTTGTTCTATTAATTTTTCTAAAACAGAAAAGCCAATGTTATTGTTTTCTAAAACAATCATGCAGTTTCCGTATTCCATTCCAGCATCATAAAGAATTCTAGAAAACACATCCAACGTTGGCTTGCCACGATACTCCGCAACTTGTTCCATAGTATCTGATTCAAAAATATGAAATACAGAATAATCTTGGCCATCTCCCCTAGCGGTGTCGCCTACAAGAAAATAATTTTTTTCTTTA